GGGATTGTTTAAACACGATGCCCTTATGGCGGCAGAAGCGAGATTGGTAAACCTCGTGCAGAAGAAGTTAGGTGCAGGGCTGTTCCAATACATAGCACAACGCACCAAGAAGCGTTTTAACAAGTAACCAAGGAGAACGACATGGTTAAGAAAATAAAGCACGGCAAGAAGCAAGAAGCCGTATGGTCTTACAAAGTTGACCACCCACTAGCCTCGGCAAGCGAAGTTGCGAAGGCCACCAACACATCCTACGGGTACGTGTACAAACTGTTCCAAAAGATCAGCACCCCGAAAGAAGTGTTTGAAGCGGAAGCAGAGACGTCCGAATCGCCGGGGCCACGTTCACACTCACGTGGTAGTATCTTAGACACAGCCAAAGAGTATGTGACTAAGGACCGAGCGGCTGACCACGGTGACATGGAAGACAACTTTCAACGCATTGCAGATTACTGGTCGGTCCACCTAGACCAACGCATCGACGTCCACGATGTAGCAGTGATGATGACCTTGCTAAAGGTAGCGCGTATCAAATCCAACCCACGCCATATGGATAACTTCATTGACGGTGCGGGTTATTTAGCCTGTGGCGGTGAGCTTGTGAGCGCGTAATGGACCTCATAACCTTAGACTTTGAAACATTTTACGACAAAGATTATTCTCTGCGTAAGATGACAACAGAAGCCTACGTCCGTGATCCTCGTTTTGAGGTGATCGGCGTGGCTGTAAGAGTAAACAACGGAGAAACGGAGTGGGCTAGTGGCACGCATGAACAGATTAAAAAGTACCTCAAGACCTTCGACTGGGGCAAAGCTATGTTACTTTGTCATAATACTATGTTTGATGGTGCCATTCTTAATTGGCGTTTTGATATTCGTCCTCGCATGTATACCGATACTTTGTGTATTGCCCGTGCCCTTCATGGGACTGAAGCTCGCGCAAATCTCGGGGCGTTATCTGAAAGGTACGATATCGGCGTTAAGGGGACAGAAGTCTTGGACGCACTTGGAAAGCGGCGTGGAGATTTTGGACCCGAAGAACTAGGTGCGTACGGGGACTACTGTATCAATGACGTGATCCTAACCTATAAGTTGTTTAGTATTATGGCACGTAAGTTCCCTAAGTCGGAGCTACAGTTGATCGACCTCACCCTGCGTATGTACACTGAGCCTACGTTAGAGTTGGACGACGCCCTGTTAACCTCACACCTCGACGACATCAAAGAGCGTAAGAGTAAGCTGTTAGTAGATGCAGGTGTGACGGACAAGAAAGAGCTTATGTCTAACCCCAAGTTCGCTGAGTTGCTAAAGGGGTTTGGTGTTGAGCCACCTATGAAGATTAGCCTGACGACAGACAAGGAGACGTTCGCGTTTGCCAAGTCAGACGAAGGGTTCAAAGCATTACTCGACCACGAGAACGAGAAGGTGCAATCTCTAGTAGCTGCACGCCTCGGCAGTAAAAGTACCTTGGAAGAAACGCGGACGCAAAGGTTCATAGACATCTCTGCGCGTGGCCTTCTACCCGTACCTGTAAGATATTATGCAGCACACACTGGACGGTGGGGCGGGGACGATAAGATCAACCTGCAAAACCTACCTAGCCGTGGGCCGAACGGTAAGAAACTAAAGAGTAGCATTGTGGCTCCCGAAGGGTATTCTCTGATCGACTGTGACAGTTCGCAGATCGAAGCGCGTGTGTTGGCATGGCTGGCAGGGCAAGATGATCTGACTAGCGCCTTCGCCAAGGGTGACGATGTGTATAAGCACATGGCGTCCAGTATATATAACGTGCCAGTAGATGGGGTGAGCAAGGACCAAAGGTTCGTGGGTAAGACTACAATTCTCGGTGCTGGCTACGGTATGGGTGCGGTCAAGTTCCAACTACAGTTGCAAGGTATGGGTGTATACATAGAGCTTGAAGAAGCGCGACGTATCATTGACATCTACCGCAGTACCAACGGAGCTATTAGTCAGTTATGGCGTGACGCCAACAACATGGTGCAGTACATGGCCCGTGGCGATAGCGTACAGTTTGGCAAGTCAGGTGTCTTGCAAGTAGATGCACGCAAGAACGCCATCATGTTACCTTCTGGTCTACCCATGTTCTATCATGGCCTAGCCGCAGAGAAATCCGAACGTGGCTATGAGTACACCTACCGAACCCGCAAAGGACCGAACAGGATATACGGCGGCAAAGTTGTCGAGAACGTGTGCCAAGCTGTTGCACGTTGTATCATAGGGCACCAAATGATACTCCTTGCTAAGAAGTACAAGGCTGTGCTAACTGTACATGATTCAATAATCACATGTGTACGTGACGAAGAACTAGATGAAGCACAAGCGTACATGGAAGAGTGCATGAGCCAGACGCCCGATTGGGCTGAAGGATTACCTATAACCTGTGAGAGTGGCACGGGTAAATCATATGGAGAATGTGAATAATGGATGATCGACATGAGTTTATAGCCGCAGAGATAGAACGTGCCTACGTTAATGCGGACGACGATTGGAAAAAAGAATATTACCATAACGCCGCTAACTACCTAGCTAAAAACCGTTATGTAGAAGGTGGTAAGATTTGCGCGTTTTGCAGGGCGCAAGGGATGGCCGACCCACACCATCACAATGTTTGGGGTGCGATGATGACCTCTCTGAGAAAGCTAGGTTGGGTTGAGAAAATTGGTATGGTTCAACCTACTACAAAACACACGCATATTAACGAAGTATGTCAATGGGAGAGTAAGTTATTCCGATGACACATAAAGTATCGCCATGGTCTTTCAGTAAGATCAAAGCATTTGAGCAATGTCCTAAGCAGTTCTACCATGAGAAGATACTCAAGGAGTTTCCGTTTAAACAGACTGAAGCTATCTTGTATGGCTCCGCGTTCCATAAGATGGCCGAGGACTTCATAGGTGCGGACGTACCTGTGCCTAAGAAGTTTGCCTTTGCAGAGAAGGCACTGGTATCGCTGAAGAACCGCAAGGGCAAAAAGCTATGCGAGATAAAGCTGGGTGTAACAGAGAACCTAGAAGTCACAGACTTCTACGCCAAGGACGTTTGGTTCCGTGGTGTCGCGGACTTAGTAATACTTGACGACGATCTTGCGTGGGTGGTGGACTACAAGACAAGCAAGTCTGCGAAGTATGCAGACAAGGGTCAGCTAGAGTTGATGGCCTTGGGGTTGTTTGCAAAGTACCCGCAAATTAAAACCGTACGTGCAGGGTTATTGTTCGTTGTGTGTAATGCCTTGGTAAAAGACACCTACATGGAGTATGATAAGGGCAAGCTGTGGGAAAAATGGCTGGGCAAGTACGCTCAGATGCAGACTGCGGCAGACGATGATATGTGGAACGCACGGCCTAACGGGTTATGTAGACGCCACTGCCCTGTAATCGAATGTGTTCACAATGGAGCAAACTAATGAGGAAACGTAAAAAGCAAGTCAACGCACCTGTAGGTAGTAAGACGTTTGAGGCACGTATGGAACGTCAGCGTGCCCGCCGCAAGGTTGATAAAGAAGGTGCAGATCGCAATGGCAATGGTAAGGCCGACAAGCGTGAAGGCAAAGATGTTAGTCACAAGAAAGCCTTGTCCAAAGGCGGCACTAACAAGGATGGCGTGACCATAGAAAGTTCAAGCAAGAACCGCGCACGTAACTATAAGAAGAAAAAATAATTCGGGCAGTTGCCCGAAAGGAGAACTAAATGCAGATTATAGGTGGTAAGGCGTTGCTGTTAAAGTTACGCAATCCAAAACGTGTCACTGAAACAGTGTCCAAAAGCAAAGAGATGCCCGACAACGAGGTCTTAGTTAACTGGGGTCTCGACGAGATGCACACACTAAAGAAGCTCAACATCAATGTCCCCTCGCCTATCCAAGGGCAGTACAAGTGGACGGGTAAGTATGTGCCGTTCGACCACCAGAAGAAGACCGCCGCGTTCTTTACGATGAACCGCAAGTCTTTCTGCTTCAACGAGCAGGGTACAGGCAAGACAGCCAGTGCCATATGGGCCGCAGACTTCCTACTCAATCAAGGCAAGATCAAACGCGTCTTAGTTATATGCCCCCTATCAATCATGGACTCAGCATGGCGCGAAGACCTGTTTTCCTTTGCCCCGCATCGCAGTGTAGACATAGCCTACGGAGCATCTAAGAAACGCAAGGCAATCATAGAGCAGGGTGCAGACTTTGTGATAATAAACTATGACGGTGTAGAGATTGTATCCGAGGAGATTGCCAACGGTGGGTTTGATCTCATCATCGTAGACGAGGCAACACACTACAAGAACGCGCAGTCGAAACGATGGAAGACACTAAACAAACTTATCAAGGACGATACGTGGCTGTGGCTAATGACGGGTACTCCCGCCGCACAGTCTCCGCTTGACGCTTACGGGTTAGCTAAGATGATTAACCCCCTCAACGTGCCAAGGTTCTTTGGGTCGTTTAGAGATATGGTCATGCGCAAGGTTACGCAGTTTAGGTGGATCATCAAACCAGAAGCAACCGACCTTGTGTTTAACGTGTTACAACCTGCCATCCGCTTCACTAAAGAACAGTGCCTTGACTTGCCAGCTATGACCTATGTCAAACGTAAGGTAGAGTTGACGCGCCAGCAGCAGAAGTATTACGACATGCTGAAGAAGAAACTTGTTATGACAGTGGGTGACGACGAAGTATCCGCAGTGAACGCCGCCGTCATTATGAACAAGCTACTGCAGATTTCCGCTGGTGCTGTGTACACTGACGAGGGCGACACCTTAGAGTTTGAC